GCCGAGGAAGCCCTTAAATGGCACATGGTGGCAGCTGAGGCCAGGATTGAGGTTTGGCGGTCACAGGAGGCTTCTAATCGAGCCGAGTACAGGGCTACGATTTGAACAACAAACTCAATGCAGCCGAGCGCCGGCACCTGCAGCGGGTCAAGAGCCTGCCTTGCAGCGTCTGTAACGCCCCTCCCCCGAGCTCGGCTCACCACGTCAAGCAGCACCAGCAGTACACTGCGGTGGCTCTTTGCTACGACTGCCACCAGGGCTCAATGATGGGCTGGCATGGTAACCGCCGGGCGTGGGCTATTAGGAAGATGGACGAGCTGGACGCCTTAAACGTCACTATCCAGCGTTTATTGTGTGATGGCTTGCCAATCGAGCAAGATGAAAAAATATTTTAAAAAAGTGTTGACAGGCCGTTTAATAATAAATTAAAGTATCACTACTGCGACTTGCAGGACAGCGAATAGGAAGCGACACCATGAATAACGATCTCAACACAGTAGACACACTCGGCGCACTCTTGGCACAGATTGCTGACTTAACTAAGCAAGCTGACGCAATCAAAGATGGCTTCAAAGATTCAGCTACTGCACCTAACGGTTCCAAAGTATTTGAGGGCGACATGTTCAAAGCTACCGTCATCGAAGCTAATCGCAAAACAGTTGATTACAAAAAACTTTTAGCAGACCTGGGTGTTACTGAAGACACAGTAGCTCAATACACAAACACGTCAGCTGTGTTCTCAGTCAAAGTAACTTCACGTTAATAGGGGCTCAATTATGACTATTTCATTAGGCACGTGCGGAAAAATGTTTGGACATTTTGAGCCAGATCAAGAATTTGCCGGGGTGGCTAAACCCATAGTTGACATGTATGAACATGCTTGTGATAAGGCGTTTTATTTTAGTAAACATTCTGTGCCTAACGGTGAATATAAACAAAAAGCATTAGTTTGGTTGGCTGCTGCTACTGCGTTACATTCTGTATTAGGGATGTATGCAAAACCTAATAATAGTTTTCGTGATGGCCCAGACGAAGAACTTGATTACAGTTGGCTACAACATCTTGCAAACGAAGCTCAAGGTGACAAAGATGACTAACAAAATTTTAACAAAAGAATTTGAAGGCCAGCTTTGGATACCTGCAAGTGTTTATCAAGCGGCTGTTAAACATGCAGTAGAAGCAGAGCGCAAAGCGTGTGCAAAGTTATGTGAAGAAGGTGGTAAAGATGAAAGTGGGCGTATTCATGTTCAAGCAATAGGGTGTGCTTTAGAAATCCGAGCAAGGGGGCTGAGATGAATAAAGACTATTTAGACTACGAAACACAACGCGCAATTCTGCTTGAGTACATGCAGGTCATGATCGCTCGTAGTGATTGGCACGGTGTATCTGATGCCGCTAATGATTTGCGCGTGCTTGAAGCTGAGGGGAAGAACAATGGCTAAATTACCGTACACAATAACAATTTGCCCAGACGAGCCGAACCCTAAACAGTTTACGGCGCTAACACCTGCCATTCTTCGCGCTTTGCGTTTTACAAATGATTTGACTATAGACCAAAGGCAACACGTTTACCCATGCGCTCCACAAGCGATAACGCAGATTAATACGCATAAGGAAAAGAAAACATGAGGCACAGGCCGCCACCTACAAAAGAGTTGTGTTTGCATTTGGCTGAGATTTATTTTGAGATGGGTATGCCTGACCGAAGCTGGCAATACTTGCTGTGTTGGGCTGCTTATGACGATTACTTAGACATTTTTTGGGGGATCAACAATGTTTGATATTGACGAGCTCGTAATGTGGTTTTGTGTGGCTTTAGCTTTTTCTATTTTGGTTATGATGACCCAAGGAGTAATTTAATGTTGCCCTTACATTGCGAATTTATGTTGAAGTCAGCGTCGTTGTCAAAAGACGTAGACCAAATTCAAAAAGCTATAGACATGGTAAAGGGTTTATCCTCAGAAAACTTCTTGCAAAATGAGCAAGACATGAAACAAAGGGTTTTTTATCATAGGCCGTTTGGTGTGCATTGGTCAGGCAATTACGTGGAAGAGGGTGGTTATCCAAGGCCATTTAATTTTTTTAAAATACCTGAAAAAATTGGTTGACAAGGGTTAATAGTTTAAGTTATAGTTACATCACAGTCAGGTGACTGGACAGCGAATAAGGAAAGTGAATCATGGAAAAAGCAAACTTCTCTCAACTGCTTAACGATGCCGTTAACCAGCCAGGCATCATTAGCCAGTGCTACAGCACGTTTCACGGCTTCAGTATCGGCAACCAGCTGCTGGCTTACACTCAATGCCTTGCACGTAATATCCCTATCGGCCCTATTGGTACTTTTAATAAATGGAAAGAGCTAGGCCGCTTGGTTAGCAAAGGTCAGAAAGCCATCGCTCTGGTAATGCCCGTTACTGTCAACAAGAAGGACGCGGCCGGCGAAAAGACAGGCGACGTGTTTCGTATGTTTGCTCTGCGTAATAATTGGTTTGTTCTTAGCCAAACCGAAGGCGAGGATTTTGTTAACGAAGTAATTACCCCTACTTGGGATAAAGTTACAGCGCTTGAGGCTTTGGGTATCACCGAAGAAATTTTTGCCTTAGCAAACGGCAACGTCCAGGGCTATGCCCAACTTAACACCATTGCAATTAACCCGGTGGCTGCGCTCCCACACAAAACCCGCTTCCACGAAATAGCTCACGTTGTCCTTGGCCACACGCAAGAAGGCTTGGTGACTGACAGCGAGTTTACGCCCCGTGACGTGCGTGAGGTGGAGGCTGAGGGGGTAGCTTACATCCTATGCGCTTTGCTCAGCCTGCCAGGTTTAGACGAGTCCCGCGGGTATATCCAGAGCTGGCTGCAGGGTGAAGAAGTTACCGAGAAAACAGCTCAACGTATTTTTTCAGCGGCCAACAAAATTCTCGAGGCCGGCCAGGTAAAGCCTGCAGAAAAATAAATTAAAAATATTTACGAAAAGGGGTTGACAGCCCCTAATCGTTTAAGATAAAGTTACACCCACTGACACATTGGTCAGGACAGCGAATCAGGAGCGAATCATGAAAGTTTTTAAATTTGACCCAGCAACAGGCAAACGTGGTGAACAAATTACCGAAGTCCCACGTTTCTTCGCTTACTCAAACATTGGCGGCGCTTCTTGCGTCCTACCAAAAAATTCTAAAGATACAACATGGTCTGTTGCCACGAAATTGGAAGACCGTCAAGGCAACGAGGTTACATTTACCGAGCCAGTATGCTTCTGTATGGGTCAGATGACCTGCGGTTCAGACACCACTTGGGAGTGGATTGCATACCTCCCAAAATAAAGTAAAAATATTTGTTAAGAGGGGTTGACAGCCCCTAATCGTTTAAGCTATAGTTACATCACTGCATAACGCAGGACAGCGAAAAGGAGAGAATCATGAGTAAATATTACAAGTGCGATTGCTGCAAACATATTTTTAAAGAAGATGAGATTGAGACTGTCAATGACAATACAGGCGCAAGCGACGGTACGGTTGATCTTTGCCCTAAGTGCCATGTGCCAGAAAGTTTTTCGTCAATCTCAGACTTAGATTGGAAAATGGAACGTGAGCAAGAAGAGTTTGAGAACCGCGAAGAATACCGCCTCGACGCAATGTTTGATGCACGTTACGACGACGCGGAGGATTTATCATGATTGCTTACTGCGACTACATAGCTCACACAATACAATCAGCCCTTGTTGCCGACAAGGGTTGGAAGCTTTCCCACGTTGGCAAAATACAGTGGGACTTAGATCAAGGCGGCGCTTTGAATAGCACTACTAAGCTCATGATTGTTGAAGACAATAACGGCAAGAAATACAAAATAACAGTAGAAGAAGTTTAAAGCTTAGGTTAAAATAAATTACTGGGAAAGCGGATGCTGGCTTCGCATATCGCGTGGCGCTATTCGCATAGGTGTGTAGCAAACAGACGCAGCGAGTACCAATTTAATCAACTACCTGATGGGGGAAAGATGAAAGAAGATCAATACGAAGTTGCAAAGCTTCAACAGGAACTAACCCGCATTGACAACATAGGCTACGAGCTTCACTGCCAGCAAGAGAAGGCGATTGAAGCGCTAAACCAAATAATCAACGTGCCGTACACAGCAGCGTCAGATTCCCGTGCCGTCAAAGAGATGGTGCGTATTGCCGAGGAGGCTTTGAGCCTATTACTTAAGATTGCAGAACCTTCAACATAACATTACACTACAGGCATCTAATTACGCTTAAGGACTGAGAAGATGTCTGAGCCCACCACAGTTGCTACGAAGCAACAGAAGCCGCCAAAGAAGATTGGCCGTCCCAGTAAATACACACCTGAACTAGCAAGAGAAGTATGTGAGCGCTTAAGTGATGGAGAGCCACTACGTCAGATATGTAGGGACGAGCACATGCCTGCATGGACTGCGATATATGCTTGGGCAGCGCAGGACAAGGCGCTTTCAGAACGCATCGCGCAGGCGCGAGAGCAGGGCTACGACGCCATAGCTGAGGATTTGCTGGCCATTGCTGACACTCCCCTCATGGGTGACACAGAGACGAGCAGCGCCAACGGGTTGACGATCACCAGGCAGGACATGCTTGGCCACCGTAAGCTGCAGATTGAGACGCGGCTGAAGCTGCTGGCCAAGTGGAACCCCAAGAAGTATGGCGACCGCCAGATACTGGCCGGCGACAAAGACAATCCGGTAAAAGTCGAGGCTGACCTCTCAATCTTTGAGACTATGCTGGAGACGTTCGAGCTCAAACGCCAGGCCAAGGTTAAATGAGTGAGTTTGTAAGTAACGTAGAGGTTGCTGCTATGAGGGCTGAGCTGGCTGCGTTAAAGCGCGAGAACGAAATTCTTCACAGGTGGCTAGAAGAGCAGAAGAAGTACGCAGCTGAGTTGCGGCAGGTACTGCTAAGCCGCGGTGACGTAAAGTGAATGACGTCGTTGAGCTCCTGCGCGACCCACAGGTACACAAGCAGTACCAAGCATTGCCTGACATTCACCGTGCTGCATTTGAGTGGCGTGCTAAGTGGTTAGCAAAAGCACATGATCA